ACCCTTTTCACGTAGATTGCATACAGCACTACACCAAGCACGGGTTTGCCTATATGGGTATGAAAACCATCGTTACTGATGTGGTTCGTGAAAATAATCAAACCTATCGCTTAGGGTGGAGCGAACAATGCAAAGACGGTACTAAAATGGGAGTAGGAATGCCCGAATATCTCTTACTATTCAGAAAACCCGCAACCGATAAAACTAACGCTTATGCTGATGAGCCTGTAATTAAGAGCAAGAAAGACTACACACGTGCTAAGTGGCAGATAGACGCACACGGATTTACACGCTCCTCAGGTAACCGCTGTTTAATGCCTGAAGAATTAGCTAAACTTCCTCACGATAGCATATTCCAAGAGTATAAGCGTTTTTCATTAGAAACAGTCTATAATCACGATTTCAATGTAAAAATAGCCGAAACATTAGACCTGCACGGCAAATTGCCCACCTCGTTTATGCTCTTACAGCCTCAAAGTTGGAGTGATGAAGTGTGGACGGATGTAACCCGTATGCTTACCCTAAACGGATCACAATGGAGCAAAGGAAAAGAGATGCATCTTTGCCCAATGCAGTTTGATATTGCCGACCGTGTAATTGAGCAGATGAGCAATAAGGGTGATGTAGTATTAGACCCCTTTGGAGGGCTAATGACAGTACCCTATCGTGCAGTGCTTAAAGGTCGTTATGGAGTAGGTTTTGAACTCAATCCACAATACTTTTTAGACGGTGCAGCCTATTGCGAGGCAGCAAAACAAAAAGTAAGTATGCCAACGCTTTTTGACCTTATAGACGAAGCAGAGGCAGCGCAAAAACAAGCAATCTAATATTTCATTCATTTGTCTCCCCTTGTCTTTGGCGAGCGTTATTATTTGGCGTGCCATTGTCCAGAGAGTTTGCTAAGTGCAAGGGGAGTTTTTTTTAACAAGTACATAACACCTAAAACACAAAAGTAATGGGAAGAAACGTAAAACAAGGCTTCAATTACTTTTCTTTAGATGTGGACATATTTTCTGACATCAAGATTCGGAAACTAATCAAAAATCATTCGGGGCGAGCATTGAGCGTCTATATATGCGTTTTGGCTTTTATCTACCGCAATGGATATTACGTGCTTAACGATGAAGATTTTGGCTTTATAGTCTCAGAGCAAACTGGGGATAAAGTTGAGTTTATAGAAGCGGTCTTAGACTACTGTGTGAAAGTAGGATTATTTTCTGCTGAGATGTTTGAACAGGGCGTTTACACCTCAAAAGGAGTACAAGAAAGGTACTTGGCAATGTGTAAAGCGTCCAGAAGAAATATTGTTTTTTCCGAATATACCCTCATTTCTTCCGAAGAAATGGGTATAAACTCCGAAGAAATAGCTATAAATTCGGAAAAAACGCCTATAAAGAAAAGTAAAGTAAATATTTCTTTTTTAGAAAAAAAGAAACAAAAAAGCACGCGTACAGATTTTGGTGAGGAGGAAAACAATCAGCCTTTAAACGCCGAAAAAGAAACCTCCCCCCCAGTTGCGCCCGCCCCCCCTCCTTTCAATTTCAAGCAGGCAATGCTATCGGCAGGATTTGCTGCTGACCTCACGGAGGAGTGGATCAGGATACGCAAAGCCAAAAAAGCCATCAATACCGAGCGCGCTTTCAAAACATTCATTGAGCAGGTGCGAAAAACAAATCAGGATATAAACACAGTACTGAGCATCATAGTACAAAAACAGTGGAGAGGATTTGAGGCTGATTGGCTACACAGCGCACAAGCCTCCTTACAATCACCACAACAAACAATCATCGACGAATATGGAAATATCATCACACCCACAAACCATTACACACCACCAAGCGGAAAACCTCCCTACGTTGCAGGACGACAAACAGCAGAGGATATTAGAAACAATAGTACAGGTTGGGGAACTCACACCTTTGGCAATAGCTAAGACAGGACATCAATATCCACGACTTAGAGACCTTAACCGTGAAGCAATCGCTCCTATATTCGGACTGCTATTCACCCGCATTGCAGCACTTGTAGGCGTAAAAGGCGAAATCGACCCTTTGCAAAAGCAAGAAATATGGAATGCTGTTTTCAGCCGTTTTTCAGGACTATCTTTTCAAGAGATATACAAAGCCTTTCAGATGGATAGAAGTAAAGAATTTGGGGAGATAACCAACCATTTTCATTTCTTTGATGTGTCCTACATATCTACCGTACTCGAAAAATATATTGAATGGAGGCAAAAGACGCAAGTAGAACACCATATCAACATTAGTAACGAACCTAAAACAACAATCCCAATGATAACAGAAGCCAGTATACAACAGTGGTTAATCAACCATTTTTTGGAATACAAAAACACAAAAGCGATGCCTCCCCTACCCGTACCAATATACGAAGCCTTACAAAAGCGAGGAGCACTCAAACCATACTTTGCTACACTAACAGAACGTGATAGGCATCTAATGCGAAGTGAAACCGACAAACAGCTTCGACACCAGCAAGCCATCGCCAAGGATAATAAAGAATTTGCCACGGCAAAAAACCTCATCAGCCTATTTCAGCAAGGAGAAGCAGACAAAGAGGGCAAGATATTACGTGTAAAACAAGAAGTAACCTTGCAATTCTATTATAATTGGCTCATCACAGAAGGCAAAGAACTATCGGAAATGTTATCGCTACAATAAACACCGAACACAAGGCGAACACTAACCGAACACTAATCGAACACAAAAACACTGAAAAAATGAATAAAAACAACAGATTTATAACAGAACTCCGTGCAAGAGGGCTAAATATAACCCCTCAAGAAGCACAAAGCCTAATGAATATCGCAATAGCCGAACACGACAAAGCAGTAGTAATGCCCGTGCTAAAGCGTGAGAAGATAGCCCATTACGCAATCCTTGCCCTATCGTATGCCGATAGCCTCAACGAACTAATGCACGGGATTGACGACAAAAAATTCAGCAGAGAATTTAAACGTTCATTCAGACAGCTTAAACACTTCAGCGGAGAAGCCGTGAAGCAGTTTAAGAAAACAATGAAAGACGACAAAGTACTATTAGACGCCTTCGAGTCTTACTCTAACGACTTCTCAGAGATGATATACCAGCATTTAGACGTAATTAATGAAAAGTATAAAGAACAATGAAACTCATAGACCTATTTAGCGGCATAGGAGGCTTTTCGCTCGGATTTCAGCGGGCAGGCTACCAATTTACCGAGCACTATTTTAGTGAGATTGACAAACACGCAATAGCTAATTATAAACACAATTTTCCAAATGCAAAACACATCGGAAACATTAAAACTATTCAGCCCGCAGACCTTGCAGGAGCAGATATTATCACTTTCGGTTCGCCTTGCGTCGATTTCAGCATTGCTGGAAAGCGTGCCGGACTCGCAGGCGCAAAAAGTAGCCTTATCCAATACGCAATTGCCCTCATTACTTGCGTCCGACCAAGTGTATTTATCTGGGAGAACGTTAAAGGAGCATTCTCCTCAAACGCTGGTGCAGACTTTTGGGCGATTATCCAAGCGTTTGCCAACATTGGGGGTTATACAATCGAATGGCAATTGCTTAATACAAGCTGGGTACTCCCCCAAAATAGAGAGCGGATATACCTTATCGGACATCTTGCAGGACGAAGTCAGCCAGGAGTATTTCCTATCACAGAAGATGATTGCGCACCTCGAAAAGAAAAAACATACCAATTTCAAGCCAAACTTAGTGGAACACTCAAAGTCAACGGCAATATAAACGCCGATGACACCTATATCATTCCTAAAGCTGCAAGTACCCTCACAGGAGGTGGACATTCAGGAGGCTTACATTCTGATATGACAGTGATACAGATAAATCCATCTAAGGAATCCAACGGCAGGCAACCCTATCAACAAAATAGAGTTTTTGACGAAAAAGGAATAAGTCCAGCCCTAACAAGGCATAACAGTAATTATGCCATTAGTAGAATGCGCCGCCTTACTGAAATAGAATGCGAACGCTTGCAAGGTTTTCCTGATAATTGGACACAATACGGCAACTACGATGGCATAATAAAACCCATAGCCCACACACAACGCTACAAACTCATAGGCAATGCCGTAACCGTGGATATAGTAGAATTGATAGCAAAACGATTAAAAATTACAACCTAATGAAGAAACAAACATTAAAAGAACAAGAAGTAGTCGAGTTATTCGAGTACGCAGCACGCAACCTCATCAAGGAGTTCTGCCGCAAGCAAGACCTACAATTTGAATTTGACAATTACGATGTAGGGGGAGGTATCATATGCCTATCCGATTACTTTTTCAATATTGAAGATATATACTTCGATATGAAGCACAACAAACCCAAAGGAAAGATACTGCAATGGTACGACTACGTATTAATGCACAACGCCAACATCAATTACCGCTCCTACTGTAAGGGGCTTAGAGAAGAATTAAAAACTGAAGACAAATGAATACACCAAATTTAACAATCCAAGAACTCGTCCCTCTTATCCAAGAATGGGCAAAAGAAAAAAAATCTATGAAGAGCTAACGCCCTTTGACGAACTCCTAAAAACACACGAGGAGGTTGGCGAACTCATCAAAGCGTGTTATGACAACGACAAACCCGCTATTCAGGACGCTATAGGCGATGTAATGGTAACACTTATTAACTACTGCTATAAGGAAAGAATAGACGTATTAGAGCAAATCAATGATGTTTTGACTTTTGAAAGAAAGCGAGAGAATAGCAAAGTAGTATTAGCATTAAGCATTCAAGATAGTTTAACTCGTCTAATGAATGCTAATTTTAGATTGTTAGGGATAGGAGGAGAAACGCCCTTTTTGTATTTTTATGAAATCATTACTATGATTGGTTATTTAGATGATATAGCTTTCTTAGAAAGCACCACCCTTGAGGAGTGTCTAAACATCGCCTACAACGAAATCAAAGACAGAAAAGGCAAAATTATTAACAGAAAATTTATCAAGGATAAACAAGATGAATAAACAAGAATTATTAAGTTATCTGAAAGAGGCACAAACGCACCTCTCAGAGATTGAGAAACACACTGGTTTTCATAATGAAATAATGAAAAAACTCTATTTACAAATTCCTCCTAAACTTAGTGAGGATAAAGAAATAGATAATTTACTCAAAGAATTGGATAATCGCAATGAAGAGGTTGCTATAAGTTGGTCAATGTATTTGTTTAAGGATAAAATGAAAATCTACATATCAGGTAAAATATCAGGTACAGACCTTACAGAAACCCGCAAACGCTTTGCAGCCGCAGCCAAAGCAACGAAAAGATTAGGATATGAGCCCGTAAACCCTTTAGAAAACGGACTTACCGAGCACGACACTTGGGAAGCGCATATCGCTAAAGACATTGCCGACCTACTACAATGCAAGGCTATCTATATGCTACAAGGGTGGAAAGACAGCAAAGGCGCACGTATCGAGCATTACATCGCTACTGAATTAGGGCTGCATATAATGTATGAGATAGAGCAAACTATAATGTGTGATGCAGAATAATCACCAAGGCAAAGGGTATAACCACCTTTTGCCTTTTTTTATTGCAAAAAATATTCTTATAACTTACTGATATTAATACACTTACAAACCATTGTTGCATTTAAAACAAAATAAAATAAAAAAAAACAAGTAAAATGCTTGCGTAATTAAAATAGTTACCGTATCTTTGCAACGTAAAATTAAAACAAGTAATAACAAATCAAAAACACTTAGAAAATGACAACAACAGACAAAACATTAGGCTTACAAGAATGGGTGAATGACAATAACTTCACCACCGAAACAATTAGCGATGAAGCAATCGTTGAATTTGTAAAAGAAAACTACAGATATTACAACTATGTAGACAGTATCGAAGAAGCAGAACAGCTGTACAATGAATCAATAGAAGACCGTGATGAGTGGTTAGAGTTAAGAGTATTAGACACCCCCGAACGAATCGAAACGTTCATCGTTAAAGGTGAAGAGTTTGAGGGGTATGCTCGATATGATGAAACCTATACAGTAGAGATTGTAGGTATAGCAGACCGTCAAGGCGGTGAAGAGCAGTTTTATATGATTGATATTTCTCATCGCTAATAAAATAACAAAGCCCCTAACATTACATTAGGGGCTTTACTTTGTAAAATTAAAACAAGTCTAACGATTTAACACCCTTAGAAATGAGGGGCAAACATACAAAATAATATGGATAACAGCAAACTTTTTGAATTAAAAATGCCTAAATTTTTACTGGCAGCAGAACCTTCACAAATGCCAAGCGGATTTCATTACATCTATTCACCTCACTACTTATCATTGGTATTGATAATTAGAGAGCGCACACAGCAGGTAATTCTCAATAATGAATTACAAAGCAAGCCACAGAAGTTATACAACTACAATGATAATGAGCAATTCAGATTGGTAGTACTGCAAAATAATATACAGCAAACAGGAGGTATCTTATCTCCAGAAATATCCGAAACGCAATTCTTAGATGAAGCGTGGCAATGGTATATTAATAACTTAGCAAAACAACAACAATAACTATGACACCACACGACAAAGTAATGTATATCATTCAGCAATTAGAACTATCCGATAGCAAGGTAGCACGTGCCATTCAGAAGAGCACATCAGCAGCCACACACAAGCGAATGAGACTCAGAGATAACAAGTTTACTGAGGAAGATTTTCAACGAATACGCGATTTCTACCTCGAAAAATTGAGGAATATAGAAAAGTTATAAATATAACAAAATAATTTTCACACAAAGACGGGCAAAATGCTCGTCTTTTTGCGTTTTATAGAGTTTGATAGTCAGGCGATTGCCGTTTTGCAATGTTAAATTGTAACGTTAATAGTAACGTTGCAAAATATTGATATACAAAAAGTTATAAAGAAAAATATTAGGGATTATTTAAATCATTCCGTACCTTTGCAGCATAGATTTTAATCATAAAAAATGAAACACCAAGAAAGCACCTTACAAACCGCCTGCGTGCGCTGGTTTAGATACCAATACCCGCACCTCGTTATATACGCCGTTCCTAATGGAGGCAGTCGCAATGTTCGTGAAGCGCAACGCCTCAAGGCAGAGGGCGTATTATCAGGGGTAGCCGACTTGGTAGTACTCCTTCCCCAAGGTAAAAGCCTCTATATCGAAATGAAAGTAAAAGGCAATCGCCAAACGCAAAACCAAAAAGATTTCCAGAAGAAAGCCATCGCACTTGGGCATACCTACGCTGTATGCTACACCTTTGAGGAGTTTCAGAAAGTAGTAGAAAATTTCATTAGCGTTGGTGATTATTTTGCACCTAAAATAGAAAAGTTACCTAAAAAGATTTAACCATAAAACCTAATTCCTATGTTTGACAATATAAAAAAAGCCCTCGAAACAGTTACAGACACACAACAGTTTAGCCAATCAGACTTAAAGAAACTATTTTGCGGATTAGCAAAGAAGCATTTTCGCTGCACACAAGAGGATTTAGCTAACTATCTACGTGTATCCCGTACCAGTGTAACCTATTACCTCCACCAGCATTCGCTTGCAGATAAAAACACACAGTACAATCAATGTTTTAAAAACTCGGAAAGAGTACTAATAAACCTAATGAAAAAGTCTAAGCGCTCTTAATTCTTTTATAGTATTTTTCTCATTTTTATTATGTTTTTCAATTTGCTACCGCCTCACCTATGGGGCGGTAGTTTTTATTTATCATACCCTTTTGCCTTATTCAACTCCAACAGCTTAGAATACAATTCAAACATACCCCCTTTACTTGTAATCCAATCTATTATTACGTTCACAAGTTGATTAATATCACCAGTAAAAGCCATTCTACCATCAGCCCCACGTATCCCTTTATCGTTCTTTCTATGCCCACGAGTTAAGAAAATATTCTTTTCCTCATAGATAAAATTTCTCTCTTTTTCAAACTGTTTCCCTTTAGGCAAATGCTTCTTAAGCAATCTATTTACCACATTATAATATAGCTCATACTTCTCTCTTGGATTATCTATTTGCTCCAAAACTAAACTAGCAATCTCATTTTTAAGTACAACATCACCATTTAAATCAAACTCAAAACTTTCCTCTTTAACTTTGTCAGCTTCCATTAGCATTTGTAATCTTTCATACTCCTGTTCTTGCTGTTTTTTCAGCAATTCATCTTGTTGTACTTGTTTTTCAGTACTATAATCTTTATTTTCCATAGTTATACGTATATAGTTTCTTTTAATTCTTTTACAACTTCTAAT